TACTCATGGTGTTTGGTCGTATTTGCTTTTATCAGGTCAGAACCGTCAAAAGTTTCTTCGATATTGGGAAGTGCTACTAACACTCTATAACCTACAGGTTTCGGTAGTTGTTCCTCAAGTTCCTGTGCCATCATCTCCACTGATTTTGCTGCTTTAGCCATCGTCATCTTCCAAATAATTACGCGAGAGGTCATCTATGTATCCTAAACAGGTTTGTAGACCCCGAATTAAACCTGTTACTTCTGAGTACTGGGAGTAGTCTTTAGCTCCCCCACCACCAAGAAATTCTAATGCAGAGGCTTTATCTTCCTCGATTTTTTCTTTAAGCACGTCAAAGACGGTTTTAGCCATAGTTATTCTTTACCTTTTTTACCCTCATTTATTACCTTAAGTAAGTCCAGATCCGATTTGGTATTATCTCTACGTCGATCAGCCGCCATTTTCACGCCTGATTTTTTCGCATCGATAACCAACTCTTCCCTGTCCAACTTAAGTTGTTCCATATCTACCGCAGCATCTGCTTGATCCTTCTTGGTCTTCCTTTCCAGTTCCGCTGATTTAAGCTGTATATCTGCCTGATCTTTCTGCGCTTTGCGTTGCGCTTCTTGACCTTTAAGCTGCAACTCAGCTTGCTGCATCTGCACCAAAGGATCTTGTGCTTGCTGCTGTGCTTGCTGCTGTGCCGCTTCTTGCTGGTGTATTTGTGTAAGTTGTTTACCTGCATCAGCCACTAACCTAGCAAGATTAACCTCCATCTCTTCCGGTAGTTCTTGATTAGGGGGTGGTAGTGGAGCACCGAGACGTTCTTCTATCTGTTTACGATAGTTAAAGGCTAGATGTTCTGCTATATGCGCCTGTAAGGAGGCCATAATCTGCTGTGCCTGTGGATTCTGCGCCATAGTTTGAGCGATCATAGGATCTTGGATAAACGCTTGATGCGCCCCAATATGCGCTTCATGGTCTTGGTAGATAAACGCTTTCATCGGTTTACCAATTAACGCATCCATATTCTCACTAACAGGATCGGTAGGATTAGCGTCATCCTCCGTAGGTACTAGCTTATCTGCGTTCTTAACCCCTAACACCTCGATCATCTGTCTGTGTAGCTGCGGCAAATCATATATCTGAGGCGCAGATTGAGACATTTGTAGAACAGCCTGATACTGAACTACCCGCTGTGCCATCGTAGAACTATTCGGATCACTAACAGGAATTACATCTACTAACGCGTAATCTGCCTGTCGGGCGCTAACTTCCCCTCGTACCGGCTCATACCCATATTCTGCGGGTGCATACTCCTCCATAATGATTTTAAGGAGTTTAAACTCCTGTTTCATCGCGTAATGGACTCGTGCCTGTACCGCTGCCATAGGCTTGAGGGTGCGTTCTAACAGGGCTAGAGTCGTACCAACCGGCGCATTAGCTGACATATCAGAGATATTCATGTCACTAATTGCCCCTAACCGTCTACCTTCTGTAGTAATCTGATTAAGGAGTGCTAGTAGAGTCTGACTTGGTTCCTTGTAAGGAAGCGTCATAATGTTGTCGCGGATACTTCCTGACGGGACATCTACATCTTTAAACTCACCCGGCTCTATCGGGGTATCATCCCCTTTAATACGTAAGCCACGAGCCTTTAAACCGCCCGGAAGGTTAGAAAGTGTCCCTGCGTCCACCAACTGCCGTATAAGAGAAGTTCCCGCTTTCGCGTACCCCCCTATTATATGTATTAGACCAAGACCATAGAATCCAAATCCGGGTACATAGACATAATGTACGAAATGCTGACGCTTAAGTGTTAGCTTATCATCAGGACTCCAGTTTCTACGAAGCCCTAATATTTCACCTGAACCTCTCTCTATCGTAACAACGTAAGGTTTCGCAATCTCGTCTTCGGAATCATCCAAACCTTCAATAATAAGATCTGCATGAATTTCATAGACAGCGAATCGATCATCATCCGTAAGAGAGAACCCACCTTCTTCAGCCTTGGCTTTCTCTATATCTGTATGGAACGGTTGTGGCTCTCCTAGATCAAAATCTCGATAAAACCCACTGACCTGTAACTTCTTAAGATCATTCTTAGTCTTACGCATAACGTGGGTGACACGCTCTGCTGTCTCAATGTTTGACGCTCCGTAAGGAATTATCACATCTTCAGCAGGGATATAAACCGCAACCTGTCTACCCAAGTTCGGATCAAAATAAACTTTCTTAAATGCTGATCCTGCCAGACCAAGGCTATACAGTAGACGCTCATGTTCAGGACGGTACTCAACCATGCGCTCAGTCAGCTCATAGTTCATATCCGCTTTAACTCTTAACGCGGCATCTTCCTTGTCCTTCGTTTCTTCCCCAAGAATTTTAGTTCGTACTGGCCCCGCCGCTGGAAACGTCTCACTCATTGTCTCCGCTTGGAAACGAATGGCTGCTTCTGCTAAGACCGTAGAGTAAACTCCACAAGCTCCTTCCCACGGCTCTGTTCTTTCCTCGTACTTAAACCCAAGTACATCTAACCCTTTAACAAATGTATCTGCCCAATCCTTCCGGCTGTCGATGTCTGCATCTACTGACCCAAGTATTTCTTTAGACAAATCATTTAAATCACTCTCATCCAGCACATCAGCCAGATTCATGTCGAATGACATTTCCTCATCTTGCTCTGTACCGGGGATTATGGTGATCTCAACACTACCATCATCGAGCGTCACCATCTCGGGGTTGACAATCTCAATCTCTAACTCTTGTTCTTCTCCAGACAGCAACTCACCCTCTAATCCATCAGGTGCTGCATATAATCCTTTCTCAATCGCCATAGTTATATCCTCAAATTAACTTTACACGCCCGCCTTCGCGGTAGCTCTCTGGCATTTCAAATTCTTCCCCATCCTGATAAAAAGGGTCCATACCCCTTTTCAAACGATCCATAGCGTGTGCTCTAGCTTTCCTAAGTATACTCTCTTCAACAGGATCGTTACGGTTCCAACCCTCGCCGCCTTTCTTACGCCGCATATGTTCTATTTCTTCCTGAGACAACGTAGGAACCATTGACGGTATCATTATCCTTCCTTGATCTGTTTCCATGTCAGTGGAAAACTCGGTCATGGTGCTACCATCAACTAAATTCTTAACTGGGCCTAAAAACCCCTGTTGCGATTTCTTTACCCATTCTTTCTTACCCCCGATTTCTGATAAACGATACGCGGTGGGGTCTTCCCCTTCGGGGTATGGAGGGTCTGCCTCTGGCCTATATTTATCTGGTAGCCTAACTGCCATTAGTAATACCCGCCTCTACGTTGTTTAAAGTAGATCGTTTCTTCCGGTTCATCACTTGGCAGACGAATAAAGCCGCCCTGCCTGAAGCGCATTAATGCCATAACCGTGGAGTCAACCAAGTCATCATGGCTCATAAACGGAAATCCTGCAATCTCTTCAATTACCTCTTCAGCCCACCTCGTTTCAGGAACCCAGCATATACCAGACGCTACGATGTCTGCTACTGAGTTTAACCGCGCTAGTTTATCACCAGACCCCCTGTGAGGGGTATACTCTTGTACAGGTAATCCCATGCGCCTCATCTCTTGGTAAAGGGCTGTTCCCGCACTCTTTTTCTCTACAATAAACGCGTCCGGCTCCCATCCAGCATACTCGTCCATCGCCAGCTCTTTTAACTCAGGGAACTCCATACGCTTTTTTATGCTGTTTAGCAAGATAATATTATACGCATCTTCTTCTTCATTCATAAACACCCCCCACGTAGTAAGGGCCGTATAGTCAGCACGGTTATGAGTCTCGGCTGCGGCATCCAGAGACATAATTAAATATTCACAGGAAGGCGGATCTTCGGGTGTCCATATTTGCCACCAATCACGTTTAACAATAGACGCTTCTTCTGCGGTAGGTTCCTGCTGGTACTGGGCGTTCCACTGGAAAGCGGGCATAGACGCCTTGGTTCTTAGTAACGCGTCCAAATCAAAGAACTCCGGCCACAAGGGTTTCTGTACAGACTCTCCGCTCTCCTTGTCCGTGGTATCGAATATCGCGGGGAACTCCACCACCTCATACTGATCGGCCCGCTCATTATTCGCCATATCCTTGGTGACACGCCCCGTCAGGTCGTCCATATGCCAACGGGTCTGGATAATCGCCACACGGCCTCCGGGCATCAGACGAGTACGGGCACCGAATGTGAACCAATCGTAGGCTTTTGCAAAAACGTCAAAATTCCCATTAATTACATCCTGTTCCGAGTGAGGGTCATCCACCAGCAACAGATCCGCACCACGACCCGCGATGGATGAACCGATACCACAAGCGTAGTATTCACCCCCCACGTTCGTATTCCACCTACCCGCTGATTTAGAGTCTATTGCTAGGCTAACCGTAGGGAATATCTCTTTATACCCGTCTGTGGCGATCAAATTACGGACTTTACGACCAAAATCCACCGCCAGATCCGTGGTGTGGGACACCATCATCACCTTTTTATTGGGATTTCGCCCTAAAAACCACGCCGGGTACATAATTGACACTAAATTAGACTTCCCGTGCCGTGGTGGGATGTTGACACAGATTCTATCCTTCTGCCCCTGCTCAATATCCATGAGCATATCCGCC